AGATATTTTTAAAGGTTGAGAAAACTTATGAGAATTTTGAAAAACCTCAGATAGCCGTTAAACCTACACAAGATAGCCGTTTTACGGCTACATTAGAAGAAGAATTAAGTATTAATAATATAGGTAATATTGTTAAGAGATTAGCAGGTGATAAGGAGAAGATAATAAACGAATTATCAACCCTACCTATTGAAGAACTAAAAACAGATAAATCTAACCCATATTACTGTAAACTTGCTATTGAGAAAAAAGAAGATTCTGGAAAATCATATGTATCTCCAGATAAAATTTTATCTGCATTGTCCAATTTAAAAAACCAAAGAAAAAAAGCTAACCCCTTTTACAAAGCTAAAGTTGAATACAATAAAAGAAACAATCTAAACTGGAAAGGAGAACCAAAAAATGACAAATAAAGGTAAAATAATTTTTAGAATAAAAGATCTTATTTTAAAATGTAGAATGAAAGGTAAATTTAAAATGGCTATTAAATTAAAAAACATATTAAAACGAATAACCGATAGGAGTTAAGTTATGCCAGGCAGACCAATGAGAAAAGTATTTTGTCAAGGTTTTACCAGAGCTGGTTTAAGACTTGGCTTAAAAATACCTTGTAAAATGAAAGGCTATTTACTTGCAAATAATACATACAAGTGTAAGTATCATGGCTATCAAAATGTTAAGGGATTTAAAAAGGAAAATTATACCCATGAAACAAGAATAAAACAATTAAAGACGCTCTTACAGTTTAGGAACTATACAGATGAACAAATCAAAAATTACTACTACGAAAAAATCAAACCAGGAATTGATAACAACAGACCAAGCAGATATAATATGCGATGCACTAGCAAATGGAAAAACCCTTACCGAAATTCTGGAAAATCAAAAAGTCTATCCATTCAGTTTGATGAAATTTTATGCGTACTTAAAAAAAAATCCAGAGTTAGAAATAAAAATAACAGAAGCTAGAAAGTACGGAGTTCAAACTCTTATTGATAAGTTGCTGCAAGTATTTAAGTACCAAGAAATTGAAGATCCAAATGCTATTTTGTGGATCAGAGAAAAAACAAAGTTCATTACATTTCTTGCTAATAAATTAACTGATTTATATTCTGACAATAAACCTATTAAACAAAACATAGATCAAAAAATGACTATTAGTTGGGAAGATAATCAAGATGATTTGATTGATGTATCAGAGGATATAGTTGATATACCCTCTGATAATAAAGATTAATCGTGATCGTATTGTTTCATTACAATATTAAAACTAATATTGTGGTGTGCGTCATGGTTTTCCATAAGTTCTTCAAGAACATTCATTAACTTTTTAATGTTCATACCATCATTGCTTTCATAAGTAGCCAAAACTTGATCTGTCATTTTCTTATCAGTTTTTTCATGGTACTTATTACCTTTTATTTCTACTTTGTATCTGTCTATGTACATTGTTTTCCCTTTCTGTTTGTTGTTAGTGAAAGTATGGAGATAAAAACATCCATACCAATACCAAATAACCTAAAACTATATAGATCATTTAGATTTTTTTAGCTATGTAATCAAAAATTGGATCCTTTTGACCAGACGCATAACTAATTCTTTTTTGATATAAAACCACAGTATTATTTTTTGCATTACGCATAAATAAATTTGCTGTATCTCTTACATCATTATTATAAAACCTATCTTTTGCTAAGTAGCCTTTGTGATAAGTTATGGTTTCGTTAGATTGAGCCGTTTGTAACCATGTTTCGTAGTTGTTTATTGTCATTGTTTTTATCCTCTGTTTTTTTATTGTTATAATTTCTAACAATCATTTTAATTGCTAGACCATTTTCATCTTTAAGAGTATTGAATAATATTTTTGTCAATTCCCTTACAGATAAATTTTGTTGTAGTTGTTTATTCATACCAAACTTCATTTGTTGGATAATAAACTTTTATTGCACCACCTTCTTTTGTTATGCAATCATCATTAGAGCAATAATAATATCCTAATCCTTCTTCAATGGTACAATTTTCATCCCATTCAAGATTACTTTTACATTCACAACATTTATATTTCATTTTATTTTCCCTTTCTGTTTTTTATATTATTAATAATGCTAAACCCAAAATAATTATAGATACAAAAATGACGCACCACATAACTGCTTTGGTATATTTTCTATGTATTGCTTTACCCATTATAATCATATTTTTTAACCTCTGTTTTCTTGTTGGTTTTTTTTGATTTTAAAAACTCGTAAACTATTGATATTAAACCATATAATAATAAAACTTTTATTGTCATATCCATTTTTATTTATCCTTTCTGTTTGCTTCATTAATTATATCATCTGGTAAAGGTACTATATCATAATCATAATGTATTTTAAGATCATGTTGATTTAGATCTATTTCTTTATTTATTTTTGCCAAATAATCGTTGAACTTTTTTATTGTTTTATTTAGTTTATCGCAGCTACTATCATCATTCATTAAACAACCCCCAATTTTTGCAATGTTTTAAGTTCTTGATCTGTTATTTCTTGACTTGAATAAACGCTTATTGCATTAAGCATTTGATTATCCCAATATACACCCTCATTAAGTTTATTTTTTTTCTTTAAACTCCAAAACTGTTTACAATATTTATAATCAGTTGTTTTATTATGAAATATATATTTATCACTATGCTGATAATCTCCTATTTGCATATCAAATGTTACTAATATATTTTTACTCATTTATTCCTCGCTTTCTTTCCATTTTTTAAAGTTAATAAAATCATCTGATAATCTATCTATATGCTCGTATATTTCTGAACCCTCATAATATTGAAAGGGTTCCCAAGCATTATTTTGACAATAATCATTTACTTTTTTTTCTGACCATTTATCAAAATTTTTTGGCAATTCTTTAGATAAAAAATGGCTGCTTGCTAACATTAAACTTTCTTTTTCTGTTGGTGTCATGTTATTTACTCGCTTTCTGTTGTTTATATTGTTTTTTGTTTTTAGCTTTAGAATTTAAAATGCTGCAATATTCCTGAATATAATACTCATGTTGATATTTATTTTTAATAATTCTATTGATTGCATTAATTCTTTTATCTTTCCAATTCATAATTAATAAGCTTGTATTATTAATCTTTCAGTGTCTGGTATTTCAATTACTGTTGTATGGTTTCTTAAATCTTCAAGACTTTTAATATCTCTATAATTGTCTTGTACTTTTTTTAAGCTGTCATACTCATCAAAATCACATCTGATTGCAATTGGATCAAATTCTAATTCTTGATCGCAATCTTGTTCGTATTGCTCAAAATGTTTAAACAATGCTTTAGTTCCCTCGTAGCTAAAACCATGTTCAATCATCTCATTTGTAAAAGTGTGTTCTGTTATTGTGTCTTTCATTTTGTTTTTTCCTTTCTATTAATAATTATTTTTACACCAATCAACTAGCTTGTTTTTTACTGTGTCAAAATCTAGTTTTTGTTTTATTAGTTTTTTAGCTTGTTTAACAAAATTGCTATCTTCCATTAAAAAATTTGGTGATATTGATACCTCACCCGATACAAGTAGTATTAGTTTTTCGCCTTTGCTCATTTGTTTCCCCTTTGTTAGTTGTTATTTTAAATTTGTTGTTGAAATTTTGCCATCACCAATAATACAATAGCTTTCAACCTCGTAATGATTTTTAAAAACTTTATTGTGTTCTATAATTGCATCTATCCAATCTTTACAATTTACAGTTAATCTAGTTTTTCTTAAATCATCATGTGTAGCATTTTTATAAATGTATTTTGCAACACTAATCAAAAATGTTTTTTTGTTTGTTTTTGTCATAGTTTCCTTTCGTTAGTTGTTTTCTATTTTTATAATTGTTATTGTTTTATTTTTATAGTTGCCAAATTGTCGCATCTATTTACCAAATATTAAAGTAATTATTATTGCTAATACTAAAGCTAAATAAAAATATTCCATTGTTTTACCTTTCTATTGTTGCGTTAATCTATAAAGTTTCTAGCAAAATCTAAAGCAAATAATAAAAAGCAACCAAACGTTAATATAAACCCTAATGATTGCTGACTTGGATCAGTTGCTAAAATAACCATACCTAACATTGAGCATGATAAAAGTATTAACCATTTAATTATTGTAAGCATTGTTTTACCTTTCTTTATTTAGTTGTTTTATTCCATATTTAGCAGCACAATTCACACCACAAAATTTATATTTACCTAAATAATAATAATAACTTTCTCCATCCCATAATTTGTAAGAATAGATTGTATCTCCATTTTTAATATTTAATGATGGCATTGAGAAACCATCTACTATTATTTTTTTTTTCATATAACAAATCAAATTGCCTTTATAAGATTCTTTTTGATTTCTTATATCTTTAGTCATTCTTCTTAATGTTTTATTACAAGTTATACATTTAACTTTTTTCATAGTTCCCTTTCTTAGTTGTTTATTTAATAAATTTAATTTGTTTTTGTGTTAATTTTGTGGCATGGAAACCAACCGCTTCAAGATCACTTGTAAAAAATTGACAACTATCACACCTTTCAATATGTGGTTTATGATAAGGATCATTTTTTGCAATCAAACCTGAACTTTCAACATCTTGAAAATATCCATAACCATCGCAATCTTTACAATTATTTATTTTGTGTTTATATTTTTGCATTGTTTACCCTTTCGTTGATTGAATATAATCTTTTAAAATATAAAAATTAAAAGAATATTTATTGTTTTTATTAAAATTATTCACAAATCTTTGAAATTCAGCTTTAGAACCTTTAAGAGTATGAGAAGCACAATCAATTAAATTATGTGATAAATCATCAACATTAAGCCAATCAATATCATTAATTAAGTGTAAATGTTTTTTGTATATAATATGATTTGACCATTGACCATCTTGATCTTTAGCAATAAAGACAAAATTATTTAGAGGTGAAATTGCATACCAACTGGCATAACAACCATTAAATTTTTTAGATGTTTTTTTCCAAATTAATTTTTTCATAAATATCAATTTAACATATTAGTTAATTAATATCAGTTGACAAATTGACGCAGTTTATAGATTAGAATAGTTATAAAGTATTATGAATGAGATATATTTATAATTAGTTATAAAGATGGTTCAACCAACTAGACATAAACATTTTTAACTTATGCGATATAACAAACGGATCTAATACGCCAAAATATTTTCCGATAAATCAAGGTTATCAAACATTACTATTGATAACGCAAATATATCATTAGTAATATTTACTGCAACTTTTACAGCTTTTTTAAAAACTGCACCCCCTACTACCCCAAATTTTCTACCTAACTTTTCTTATATATATACATGGGAATTGTAAACAGACACACACAGACACCCTGCACCAGTTATACAAACGCATTACCAAAATTATTTTTTAGTTGTTTTAAAAAGCGAATACACTAGATGTAGTATATGGATTATATGAATAGTGATGAATTTGATTGTGTTGCTTATGTTGATGAAAAAACTAATAATCTAGTAATAAGATTCTTTGGTATACCTAATAAACAAGCTGCTGAACTATTTGCAGATTATGTAATGATGACATTAGGAGTTGATTACCAATCTATTAACGAGACCCCTCGTTCTAAAATGGTTCATTAACAGATGAACATTAAGATCCCTTATACTCCCAGAAAACATCAAAGTTATCTACATCAACAAATTAACAAACATAGATGGAGTGTGCTGGTTTGTCACAGAAGGTTTGGCAAAACAGTATGTATGATAAACCACTTAATCAAATCAGCATTAATGTGCAAACATAAGAATCCTAGATTTGCTTATATTGCACCCACCTTTAAACAGGCGAAGTCAATCGCTTGGGATTACATGAAACAGTTTACTGCAAAAATCCCAGCAACAAAGTTTAATGAAACAGAATTAAGAGTAGATCTGCCGAATGGTGCTAGAATAACATTACTAGGAGCTGAGAACTCTGATGGGTTAAGAGGTATATACCTGGATGGTTGTGTGATCGATGAATACGCAAACATTGAAGGAAAGTTATTTGCAGAGATAATTAGACCAGCTCTATCTGATCGTAAAGGTTACTGTGTCTTTATTGGCACACCTGCTGGAATGAACAATAACTTTTATGATCTCTACCAACACGCTAATGGAGCAGAAGATTGGTTTAACTATAAAGCTAAAGCAAGTGATACAAAGATTGTAGATCCAGAAGAATTAGAAAAAGCAAAAGAAGTTATGGGTGAGAAGAAGTACCTACAAGAATTTGAGTGTGATTGGATTGCTAACATTGAAGGTGCGATCTATGGAGATGAAATAGCTAAGTTGGATGATAAGAAGCAACTAGCAAGAGTACCCTACGATCCTACTTTGCCTGTCTCAACTGCATGGGATCTCGGTGTCGCAGACCACAGTAGTATTATATTCTTTCAACAAAAAGGAACAGCAATACAGATAATAGATTACCATGAAGAACGTGGTCATGGATTACCACACTATATTCAGTTGCTAAACGAAAAACCATACGTTTACAAAGAACATTATGCACCACACGATATTGAAGTACAAGAATTTGGTAATGGCAAAACAAGAAGAGAAATAGCTTATCAGTTAGGAATTAGATTTAAGGTAGTACCGAAGTTACCAGTAGAAGAAGGAATCCACGCAGTAACTATGTTGCTCAACCGATGTTGGATAGATACAGACCATTGCAAAAGTTTGATAGATGCGTTAAGACATTACCACAGGAAGTACATTGACAAAAATAGAATGTTCAGATCGAAACCTGTACACGATTGGAGTTCTCATGCTTGTGATGCGATGCGTTACTTAGCAGTTGGTCTACAAGAATTAAATACTAGACAAAATGCTCCACAAAGTGTAGCAGATAATAACTATAGGATTATTTAATTATGGGATCAATATTTAAACCAAAAATACCAGCGTTGCCACCTGTGCAACCTTTACCAGAGCCACCAGATACAGAACTATCTGAAGCAGAACAAGCAAAGTTAGACGCAGAGTTTGCTGCTAAAGAACGAAGAAGAAAAGGTAGAAAATCAACAATCAAAACTTCTCCATTGATTGCTATGGAAGAAGCAGACGTAGAGAAGAAAACATTACTAGGATAATAATATGTTAGATAAAATTAAAAAAGTATTTAAAAAAGAAAAATCAGAAACTAAATCTGTTAAGAAGAAACCATTGTTTGACTTAGGAAATGAATTAGATTCTGGTGTAGGTATTAATGAAACTAAATCAGAATCAAAAAAAGAAGTTACAAGTGAAAACAAATCTTCTTTGACATTTGGAAAATAATTATGGGATCTAATGGAGCAAGTGGTGGTGGAAGTGCAGATGCACCAAACACAAAAAGATCAACATTATCTACAAAGAACCAACAAAAATTATCAGACAGAAACCAAAAAAATAAAACAGAGTTTGGATATAATAAACCAAAATCTGCTTTAGAAAAAGTTGGAGACTTTGTAAAAACTGGTGGATTTATAGGAGCTGCTGTTAGAGGAGTAACAAAATCTGTAAGAAGAGGAAGAGTTAATACATCATTAATGGGAACTTCAGACTATCAAGGATCATCAACAAGAAGTAGTGCAACTAATTCTATGAATGATGGAAGAGGTAATAATAATAATGGCAATCAAGTTGTTCAAGCTCCAACAGTAAAAGCACCAACATCAATAGAAGTTTCTCAAGTTGCACCAGAAGTTACATCAGAAGAAGCAAGAGCATCAGCAAATGAATTAATTTCAAAAAAAAGAAGAGGTAGAGGAAGATCTTTAATGATTGCAACATCTCCAGAAGGTGTTAAAGATCAAAGCTTAACCTTAAGTCAAAAAACTTTATTAGGATAATATGCAAACAGATTTAGCAAAAACATTATTAAAAAGATTTGATCGCTTAAAATCAAATAGACAAAACTGGGAAAGTCATTGGCAAGAAGTTGCAGACTATATGCAACCAAGAAAAGCTGATGTAACTAAAACAAGATCTAAAGGTGATAAGAGAACAGAACTTATTTTTGATAGTTCACCATTACAAGCAGTAGAATTATTAGCTGCTTCACTTCATGGTATGTTGACGAACCCTGCTACTACTTGGTTCTCATTAAGATTTAAAGGTGGAGAGTTTGAAGATAACGATGAAGCAAAAGCTTGGTTGGAAGATGCTACTGAAGTTATGTACAACGCAATTAACAAGTCTAATTTTCAACAAGAAATATTTGAACTGTACCATGATCTAATTACATTTGGTACTGCAGCAATGTTTATTGAAGAAGATGCAGAAGATACATTAAAATATTCTACAAGACATATTAATGAAATGTATATTTCAGAAAATGATAAAGGTAGAATAGATACAATATTTAGAAAGTTTAGATTAACAGCTAGAGCTGCAATACAAAAATTTGGTGTTAATGTTTCTGATAACATTGTAACTGTAAATAGAAAAGATCCATATGAAGAAATAGAAATACTTCACGCAATATATCCAAGATCTGATTTTAATCCTAAGAAAAAAGATAAAGCTAATATGCCTTTTGAATCTGTTTATTTAGAAGCTGGAACAGGTGATGAGTTATCTGTATCTGGATTTAAAGAGTTTCCTTTTGTAGTACCAAGATACTTAAAAGCATCACACGAAATTTATGGTAGATCTCCAGCAATGACAGCATTACCAGATGTTAAGATGTTAAATGAAATGTCTAAAACTACAATCAAGTCTGCACAAAAACAAGTTGACCCACCTTTATTAGTTCCAGATGATGGATTTATTTTACCAGTAAGAACTGTTCCTGGTGGATTAAATTTTTATAGATCTGGTACTAGAGATAGAATTGAACCATTAAACATTGGTGCGAACACTCCATTAGGTTTAAACATGGAAGAGCAAAGAAGAGATTCAATTAGAAATGCTTTCTATGTAAATCAATTAATGATGCAGAGTGGTCCACAAATGACAGCAACAGAAGTTATCCAACGTAACGAAGAGAAGATGAGATTACTTGGTCCAGTATTAGGTAGACTACAATCAGAATTATTAAAACCATTAATCGATAGAACTTTTGCATTACTACTTAGAAAAAATTTATTTAGACCAGCACCAGACTTTTTATCTGGTCAAGATATAGAAATTGAATATGTATCTCCATTAGCTAAAGCACAAAAATCTGCAGAGCTACAATCTATTATGAGAGGTATAGAAATATTAGGATCACTTGCAAATGTTGCTCCAGTATTCGATCATGTTAATATGGATAAACTTGTTAAACATTTAATGGATGTTGTAGGTGTTCCACAAAAAGTTTTAAAAACTCAAAATGAAGTTCAAGCTAAAAGAGAACAAGATCAACAACAACAAGCACAACAACAACAAATGGCACAAATGCAACAAGTTGCTGAATCTGCTGGAGCTGCTGCACCAATGGCAAAAGCATTACCAGAAGAAGCACAAGCGTTAGCTAATGCTGAAATTGAAGAATAATAAAAAAACAAAAGGATAGATATGCAAGACGAAAAAGCAGTACAAGCTTATATAAAAAAATTACAAGAAAATTATAAACATATTTTTACATCAGATGAAGGTAAGGAAGTTTTATCTGATCTAGAAAAAAGATGTCATTATCATTCTACTACCAATGTTAAAGGTGATAGCCATGAGAGTGCATATATGGAAGGTCAACGAAGCATCCTTCTATTTATTAAACAAATGCTTCAAACCAAATAAGGATAACAACTATGTCAGAAGAACAGACAACTCAAACAACTGAGCCTGTAGCAGAGACAACACAAACTACAGAACCAGTTGCACCAACTATAGCAACAACAAATAATTCAACACCTTCAACTTGGAAAGATTCAATTTCACAAGAGTTTAGAGAAGATCCAAACATTTCTAAATTTACTGAAATAGATGCGTTAGCTAAAAGCTATATCAACGCAACTAGAATGATTGGTCAAGATAAAGTTGCTGTACCAAATCAAAACTCAACAGACGATCAATGGAGTGAAGTTTATGATAAACTTGGCAGACCAGAATCTCCAGATAAATATAAACTAGATGTAAAATCTGAAGTAGTTCCATTAGATGATGGTACAATTAAATCGTTTGCAGAAAATGCTCACAAGCTAGGTTTAAATAATAAACAGGCTCAAGGTATCCTAGAATATTATAAAAATTCTATGGAAAGTTCTGAGCAACAAGCAAGAATAGATACAGAAACTGCACAAGCAAATGCAGAAGCTGAACTCAGAAAAGAATGGGGTAGATCTTTTGATGAGAATTTAAAAAAAGCTGCAGGAGTTGCTAAAGCAAACATGGATGAAAAAATACTAAACATGGAACTAAAAGATGGTACTCGTTTAGGAGATCATCCTTCAGTTATTAAAGGTTTTGCAAACATTGCTAATCTTATGTCTGAAGATAAAATGATTGGTACTGCAGAAGAAAACTCAACATCTGGAAGAGACTACCAAAGTGAAATTAGTTCTATTGTTAATGATAGAGATGGTCCATATTGGAATAAAGCTCATCCAGAACATGATAAGGTGGTTCAACAAGTATTTACTTTGAGAACAATGCTTAATGAATAAAGAAGAAATAAGATTAGAAATATTAAGAATGGTATTGGAAAGTGGATCAGAAAAAATAAAATCTGATCCCTTGCCAAGCTGTGAAAAATATTATACATGGGTTTCTAAGACGAATGAAAATTCGTCTAAGAAAAGTAAGACAATTCGTAAGAACCTTACTGACAACAAGGAATAGACTTGTAGTCTAAAAGACTTTAAATCCAAGAGAAGCCAGGTTTTCTGAGAACGTCTCTGTTTTGTTTTAACATTAACTTAACAATAATAGGAGACATAATATGTCAACTGAAATAACAAAAGCATTTGTAGAACAATATAGTTCAAACATACAAATGTTATCACAACAAAAAGGTTCTCTTCTTAGAGATAAAGTAAGATTAGAATCTGTAACTGGTAAGAACGCATTCTTCGATCAAATCGGAAGCGTTACTGCTACAGTAAGATCAACTAGACACTCAGACACTCCACAAGCTGATACTCCTCACTCAAGAAGAAGAGTTAGCTTAGTAGACTATGAGTTTGCAGATCTTGTTGATGATCTAGATAAAGTAAGAATGTTAGTAGATCCTACTTCTAGCTATGCACAAGCTGCTGCTTATGCAATGGGTAGAGCTATGGATGATGCAATCATCGCTGCTGCAATCGGTTCATCTGACACAGGTGTTGCTGGTGGTACTGCTGTTGCTTTACCTGCTGGTCAAAAAATCGTTGAATCTGGAACTGCTGGTTTAACTATCGCTAAATTAAGACAAGCGAAAGAAATCATAGATCTAGCTGACGTTGATCCTTCACTACCGAGACACATCATCGTATCTCCAAAACAGATCTCTGATCTATTAGGAACTACTGAAGTGACTTCAAGTGATTTCAACACAGTAAAAGCATTAGCATCTGGTGATGTTAATTCTTTCTTAGGTTTCAACTTCTGTGTAACTAACAGACTAGCTATTGCTTCAAGCAAAAGAAAATGTATCGCTTTCGTATCTGATGGTGTTGCATTAGCTGTTGGTAAAGATTCTACTGCTAGAATCGATGAGAGATCTGATAAAGGCTACGCAACTCAGGTTTACTATTCTGCTGCATTCGGTGCAACTAGAATGGAAGAAGCTAAGGTTGTAGAAGTACAGGCTCACGAAGCATAGTAAATAAATTTTAGGGGGTGGAAGCGAGAGTGGAAACCCCCTAGAGTGCATGAAACAAATAAAAGAATTAAAAACAGTATTACATTTTAAAAAGGGAGATCATGTCTACAGATATGTGTTGGTAGATAGATTTAAGAATGATGGTAAAAATCATTATGGTTTTGACACAAAAGAAGGTAGAACAACAGAAGAAATATTTGCGTTAGAAAAAGATAGACAAATAAGACGTAAGTATATTATAAGGAAGTAATATGGCATCAGTAGTAGATATTTGTAATGGAGCATTAAACCAACTTGGTGCATCAACAATCTTAACACTTACAGAAGATTCAAAAAACGCAAGACTTTGCAACGCAAGATACACACAAGTTAGAGATAGTTTATTTAGATCTCATCTTTGGAATTGTTTAACTAAAAGAGTTGAACTTGCAAAAGATACTGAAACTCCTTCTTGGGGTTTTTCATATCAGTTTACTTTACCTGCAGATTGTTTGAGAGTAGTTACAATTTTAAATTATGATTATGATTATAAAGTTGAAGGTAGAAAAATTTTAGCAAATCATGGTACATTAAAAATTCAATACATAGCTAGAATAGAAGATCCTAATCAGTATGATGAATTATTAAGAGAAACTATTTCAGCATCATTAGCAGCAGATATTGCTTATGCTGTAACTTCATCTAATCCTACTACGCAAAATATGTATAATTTATTTCAAGACAAATTAAGAGAAGCAAGATTCGTAGACGCAACTGAAGGTCAAAGTACAAATCCAGACAATGGTCAATCAGATGTTATTGGATCTTCTTCGTTCATAAACTCAAGGTACTAACCTATGGGTAGAGTTGCTGTTCAGCTAACCAATTTTACTGGTGGTGAATTATCACCAAGATTAGATGGTAGAAATGATTTAGCTAAATATAATTCTGGATGTAAAACTTTAGAGAACATGATTGTATATCCTCATGGTTCAGCATCAAGAAGATCTGGTACACAGTTTGTTGCAGAAGTAAAAGATAGCACAAAAAAAACTAGATTAATTTCTTTTGAATTTTCAACAGTACAAACTTACATTCTTGAGTTTGGAGATCAATACATTAGATTTTATAAAGACAATGGTCAGATATTATCTGGTGGTTCAGCTTATGAAATAGCTTCACCTTTTTTAGAAGCAGAACTATTTGATATTAAGTTTGCTCAATCTGCAGACACTATGTACATAACTCATCCAAATCACCATCCTAGAAAACTAACTAGAACTGGTCATACTAACTGGGTATTAACTAATGACGTTATAATTAATGGACCATTCATGGATCACAATGTAGAAACTACAACAGCAACACCATCACATAAAATAGTTGGTGCAACAACAACTGTAACTTTTTCATCAACAACAGGTATAAATGTTAATCAAGGTTTTTTATCTACAGATGTTGGTAGACTACTTCATATTAAAGATGGTCATTTAAAAATAACAAGTGTTACCTCTACTACTATTGTAGTTGGAACAGTAATTATAGACTTAGGAATTACTACTCCTACTACAGATTTTGCTTTAGGATCATTTTCAGATACTACAGGTTATCCATCTTGTGTTACTTTCTTTGAACAACGATTAGTATTTGCTGCAACTAAAACTCAACCACAAACTATATTTTTTTCAAGATCTGCAGACTACGAAAACTTTGATGATAAGTATCACGAAACAGTAGCTGATGATGATGCTATTGTTTATACTATTGCGTCAAACCAAGTTAATGCAATTAGATTTTTAACAGCAACTAGAACATTAATTATAGGTACAGCAGGTGGTGAGTTTGCAGTTAATGGTGGTGGTACAGGAGAAGCTATTACACCAACAAATATTTTAATTAACAAACAATCAAATCATGGTGCAGCAAATGTAGATGGTATTGCTGTAGGTAACGCAACATTATTTTTACAACGTGCTAAAAGAAAAATTAGAGAACTAGCATATAATTTTGATGTTGATGGTTATGTTGCTCCAGACTTAACTATTCTTTCAGAACACATTACTGAATCTGGTATTACACAAATGGCATACCAAGAAGAACCTAATAGTATTATATGGTGCGTTAGAACTGATGGTCAACTTTTAGGATTTACTTATCAAAGAGAACAACAAGTAACTGCCTGGCATAGACATATATTTGGTGGATCATTTAGTAGTGGTAACGCAGTATGTGAAAGTGTTGAAGTATTACCAACAGATAATTCAGAGTATCAAGTTTGGGTTATTATAAAAAGAACAATCAATGGTGCTACAAAAAGATATGTAGAGTATTTACATAATTTAGATTTTGATGAAACAGATGATACATCATTTAATTATTTAGATTCTCAATTAGCTTATAATGGATCTGCAACAACAACTATATCTGGTTTAGATCATCTTGAAGGTCAAACAGTATCTGTACTTGCAGATGGTGCGACACATCCAAATAAAACTGTAAGTTCTGGTGCAATTACATTGGATAGATCATCTACAAAAGTTAAAGTTGGTTTACCTTATGTATCTTTATTACAAACAATGAGAATAGATGCTGGTGCAGATAATGGTACATCACAAAGTAAAACTAAAAGAATTTATGAAATTACTGCTAGACTTTATGAAAGTATTGGTATTGAGATTGGTCCAGATCTAGACAACATGGAACGAATACCATTTAGATCTTCAGCTAATCCTATGGATAGTGGTGTTAATGTATTTACAGGAGATAAAGAAATAGAATTTAGAGGAAATTATGAGACAGATGGTTTTATAGTTGTTAGACAAACACAACCCTTACCTTTGACTATATTATCATTATATCCTAAACTTCAAACAAACGATGGATAGAATATTAAATATTGTCAAATATAAAGGTGAACATGGTAAATTTATAATGAAACAACAAATGAACCATGTATTGATGGATAAAGATATGGAGTTTGAAGGTAACGCAATGAATTTAGAACAAGATAATTTAGCATTTACAGGTATGATTGATGGCAAACCTATTTTTGCTGCAGGTATGAAAATAATTTGGAATGGTGTTGCAGAAGGTTGGGTGTTAGCTACTAATGAAACTTTAAATCATCCTTTGCTTGTAGCTCGTGCTATTAAAAAAGACTTTGCAAGAATTGCTAAAGAAAATAATATCAATAGAGTTCAAAGTGCTATAAGAGCTAACTATACAACTGGTTTAAAATTTGCTAAATGGTTAGGATTAGAGGAAGAAGGATTAATGAAAAAATTTGGTTTTGATGGTTCAGATCAATATATGTATGCGAGGTTATTCTAATGGGATGGCAAGCAGCAGTAGTTGGAGCAATGGGTGTTGCTCAATACAAATCTCAAGGTGCTATTGGAGACTTTAATGAAGCTGTTAATGACAGAAACGCAAAAGTTTTAGAACAACAAGCTACAGCAATAGAAAGAAAAACAGAATTTGATTTAAAACAATTTGATAAAGAGTTTATAAAATTAAGAGGTCAAACTGTAGTTGCAACTGCAAAGTCTGGTGCTACTTATGGTGGATCTGCTTTAAGAGTTGCTAGATCAAATGAAAAAGAAAAAATACTACAAGAAAATTTAATAAAATATAATTCTAAAATGGCAGTAGCTAATAAAATTGAACAAGCTAGTTTTGCTAGAATCAAAGGTGATATGGCACAACAATCTGCAAAATTTGCTCAAATACAAACAATAGCTTCAACAGGTACATCATTACTAACTATGTCTAAAGGAACAACAGTATAATGCCTAAACTTCCAGTATTTACATCTAAAGGAACAATGACAACTGAAACAGGTTCTGCTCAAACAAATATTCAAATGAGTTTAAAAGATAACCTGGCTACTTCTTTAGCACCAATAACTAAAAAAGTAAGTGAGTATGGAGTTAAAAGAAAAAATGCTGAAAATAAAACTGAAGCATTAGAACTAGAAAACAAAGCTGTAGTTGAGTTAAATGGTTATGTTCAAGAAGCATCTAATATGAAAGATGGTGATAAAGCAAATGCTTTTTTAATGGAAAAAAGTAAATTGGTTAGAAACAAATTTGAATCTCAAGCATCTAACTCAAATATAAAAACATTGTTCTCAAATAATTATTTAATGGAAGAACAAAAAAAAATATATGCAGTAGATAATGCAGTACATAAAAATTTAATAAATTCTAGATTATTAGCTTCAGAAGCTAAAGAGCAAAGTCTTATGACAGACGTATTATATCCTGCAAGTGGAGATAATAGTTTAGCAATACAAACATTACCAGCAGACTTAAATAAATTATATAAAAGTGATTTTGAGGATGGTATAATTAACATTGCAGAGTATGAAGCAAAAGTTGCAAACATACCAAACAAGATAGCTTACTTTACAGCTAAAAGAGATTCAGTAGATGATCCTGTAGAAACTTTTAGAAAATTAAATACAGGTGAATATGAAAATTTAAATTTAGAAACTAGAGAAGATTTATTAAAAGATATTAAATTAGAAGCTGCTCCAATATTACAAAAAAATATTAAAAATTATCTAACAATGTTAGAAAATGGAGAAACTATAGAAATAAATAAAGAAGCTATTAAAGAAGTATTTGGAACTCAAGCATATAATAATTTTATACTTACAGAACAAAATACATTAAAACTTTCTGATGTTAAATCACAAATAATGAATTCTGAAGTTGGTACTGAAAATGAAATATATGATAGTTGGAACTTAACTTCTGGAAATGAAGCTCAAGATTTAGAATACAAAACAAAAGCACAAAATTTTTTAGCAGATAAAAATAAACTTATTGAAGAAGATGCTGCAACATTAATACTTACACATAACTCTACTGTTAGAAATTTATTTAATAACTATCAAGATGAACCAGAAGGTTCACCAGAAAAACAAAAACTATTTCAAAAATATGTAAACTCTGTTGTTCAAGCACAAGAAGATATGAAAATTGATCCATCACTTGTAAAAGTAATACCAGAAAGTTTTGCTAAAAATCTTGTAAGAGATTACGAAAATCAAGATCCATTAAATAAAATAGGTTATCTTCAAGGATTAGAAGAGCAATATGGAGAGCAATATGGAAGAGTTTTAAATCAATTAAGTGCAAATGGTTTACCTGTTACTGCTAAACTTGTTTCTTATTTAGGTGATGAAAATTTTGCAACTAAAGTAATGAGCATAGATACCAAAGAAGAAAAGAAAATATTAGATCAATATCTTGATGATTATAAATTAGATAAAAACAGTATAAGACAAGAAGTTGCAACAAACATGAAAGAGTTAAGAGACACAGTTATGTTTGCCAATAAAATGAATAATACTAGAGCAAACAAAGAATTAAATGATATACAAGAAATAATTAGTTATGTTGCAATAAGCACAATGTCATCAACAACTGGTATGTCTCAAAAAGATGCAGTTGAATCTGCAACAGAAGAAGTTATGAAAAACTTTGTATTTGCTGGTGGTGATAATATGTTTGGTGGAGATAATACTTACTTTATTCCTAAAAGATATAACAATGATACATTATCAGATGGTCAAATAAATTTAATTCAAAGAAAAGCAGAAACCATAAAAGAAAAACATTTAGAAGATTTTGATATGTTTTCTTTTCAATCTTCAAATCCAGATATAGATGATGATGAAATAAATGAAGAGATGTTAGCACAAGCAAAAGATAAAGGAGTTTGGGTTAATAGTGCAGATGGTTCTGGAATTGTTTTTGCAATACCTTTTCCAGACGGATCATTAGGTTTAGTTGAAAATAAAAAAGGTGAGTTATTAGAATTAAAATTTGATGATGGCTCTCATGTATTACCAACTACAAATATTTTATTAGATTTAGAAGTTTATAGAACTAATAAAGAAGAAGAACAAACACCTTAATCAATATGGCAAATATAGGATTCGGTTTAGAAATAAATAAGTATGCAAAGCAAACAGGTTTCGATCAGTTTTCTACTGACTTATCTGATGTTCTTGCAGAGACAGCAAAAGATGCCTGGAAATATAACCCTGTATCTTCTTCATTACGTTTATATGAATTAAATCAAAGTAGAAATGTTGATGAACCTTTAATACCATTTCAAGAGTTAAATAAAAAATATAAAGATTCTGGAATATTTTTTGAACAAGATGAAAAACAATCTACTGTAGATGTTTTAGTAGAAAGAAAAAAAGAAGAAAGAGATAGACAAAGTATTATCCAACGTGGACCAAAAGGTGTTGTAGCTACTACAGCAAAATTTGGTACAGCAATGGTAGCAAGTATAGCAGATCCAATTAACTTAGCTATGATGTTTATTCCTGTTGTGGGTCAAGTAAGATTTGCAAGTTTAGTTGCAAAATATGGATTAACAAAAGCAAGAATGATGAAGGGTTCATTAGAAGGTTTAGTAGGTATTTCTGCTGTTGAGCCACTAGTTTATGGAGCTGCTAAAGCCGAACAATCTGATTATGGTTTAATGGATAGTTTTATGGCAGTATCATTTGGTACTATTCTTGGTGGTGGACTTCATGTTGGTGCAGGTAAATTAAAAGATTCATACACTCATAGAAAATTTAAAAAAAGAATAAGAGATTCAAGAAAAAATTTAAAATCTAAAAGTCAAGAAGATCCTGCTTTTAGTTTATATAGAGAATACTATCCAGAAAATTCAAGAATAATGAAAGAATTGGAAGAAGTAGATCCAGATACTAGACAGTTATTACTTGCAAAAGCAATAGCAGATTTGGGTGAAGAAGTTCCAGTTAATGTAAAAGATTATGCTGATTTAAATCCTAAATTAAGACACGCACAAATAGATGAAAACATAGTTGAAAAAGCTAGAAAAAAAGTAAACGAAGAAAGTATTGAAGTTAATAAAAAATTAACTGAAGTTCAAAATAAAATTAATATGTTGGAAAAATATTTTGATCCAAAAAGAAAAATATCAAATATTAAATATACTCCAGAATTAAAGAAACTAAAAAAAGAAAAATCTAAATTATTAAAAAGAGAAAAAGAATTAGTAGAACAATTTACTAGCAGAGAAAAATTAATTGATGAAAGAATAACAAATAAACCACAAGAGATAACTTCTCCAATTAATGCAAAACCTAGAAATATTTTAGTAGATAAAATTGTAGATGGATATAATAAAGATAAAGCACAAAGCTCTATAGAATCTAGAAACTTAGATCAAGAAATACTTATTGCTGAAAATAATTTGGTTGCTAAACTTGAGAAACAAAGAAGCTTAGGATTACCAGAAAGTAAAGAAACAAGAACATCTGTTAAAGCATTAGAGGATATAAACTCTAAATCAAAAGATTATGAAAATGCTATTATGGAAGGAATCAACTGTAGAATAGGAAAATAATTATGGCAGATAAATGTTTAATAAGAATAGAAGATGCTTTAAGTAAATCTGGTATCAATACAAATGAAGCTGAAGGTATTTTAAAATCAATCAGACAAGCTGAAAGTCAAACTAAATTAAAAGAAGCAGATGATGCTGTTAATGCTGCTGTTGCTAGAGAAATTTTAGATAAAGAAAAATTACAAAAACAAATTAACAAACTAAATGCAATAGAAGATGAGATAAAAATTAGAGATTATGTTGAGTGGAATTTAGCTAATTTTAAAGATAATCCAACAGAAGGAATGACAGCTTTACTTGTTGGTAGTAACTGGGAAAGAATGGGTGCAAGAGATTCAGTTGCTGCAGCTCAAGATGCTTATTATAAAAATTTAGTAGTATCATTTAATGCTAAACTAAAAGAAGCAGGAGTAGATGATTTATTTGCAAAAGCTAATAGTGATATTGAAAAAAAAATTTCTAGAGTTATTTGGGAACTTGGAGAAGGTAAAGCTATTACAGAAAAAAATAGTGATATTGTAAAACTTGCTAAAGTTATTGAAGATTTTTCAGAGACAGTAAGAAAAAAATATAATAACTATGGAGCAAATATAGATAAACTTCCTGGTTGGATTATAAGACAAAGTTCAGATCCTTTTCAATTAAGAAATGCTTTAGACGTTATTAATGTAAAAAATAATGTAAAATCAAAATCAGTTAATGGATCTCCAGAAACAAACTTACAAGCATGGAAAGATTATATTAAACCTAGATTAGATCATAAAAGAACATTCTTTGAAACTGATGAAGCAAACATAGATGCTTTTTTAGATAACGCTTACAACTCTCTAATAAGAAATGAAAATCAAATTGTTAATAGTGCAGGAGAAACTTTTGGTGCAAAAAGTATGGTTAAAAAAATGGGAGCAAAAAGAGTTTTACATTTTAAAAGTTCTGATGATTGGTATGATTATAATGCAATGTTTGGTGGTCAAAATTTAAAAGAATCTATATTTAGTGGATTCCATGTTGCAGGTAAAAATGTTGGTATGCTTAGTAAACTAGGAAGTAACCCTCAAAATAATTATAAAAAAATAGGTGATCTAGTTAAAAATAAATTAATTAAAGATGGAAATCAAAAAGAAGCTGAACGTATTGGTGCATTCATGAAAGAACAAGGTGGTCATATGAAATTTATGGCAGAAGTAGATGGATCTGTAAATACTATTAATGGTTTTGCTGCTGCTAAATATGGTGCAATTACTCGTGCTATATTATCTATGGCAAAGTTAGGTGGTGCAACAATTTCAGCATTTTCTGATATTCACCTTTATGCTAAAGAAATGAAGTGGCAAGGTAGATCTTATGTTGGTGGTCTTGCAGAAGCTATGGGTAGATTAGCTAAAATAAAAAATACAAAACAAAAACAAGAAATTGCAGAACAATTAGGTTTTATAAATGATAATATTATTTATGATTTAGCAGCAAGATATTCTGCTGGAGATGCTTTAAATAGAGGTTACTCTCAAGTGCAAAGAACTTTCTTTAAACTTAATGGTTTAGCCTGGTGGACCAACTCATTAAAAGATGGAGCAATACTTGGTATGGGTAACTATGTAGCTAAACAAACTAATTTACCTTACAAAAATTTAGGCAAAGAATTTAAAAGATTAATTAATCATTATGGTATTGATGAAAAAGTTTGGAATCATATAAGAAAAATGGATTTAGATAAAGCTGATGATGGTAAAACATTTTTTAATACACAAAAAATAGATAAGTTATCAGATTCTGTTATTAAAGATATTGAAGGTAAAACAACAATGTCTGCAAGACAAATAGAAGTTGCTAAAGATAATTTAAAAACAAGAGTGTTAGGAATGTTTTTAGATAGAGCAACTTATGCTGTACTAGAACCAGATGCTAGAACTAGAGGTTGGTTAAAAATGGGATTACAAGCAGGAACTGGACCAGGAGAAGCTATAAGATTTATGGGTCAATTCAAAGCATTCCCTTTTGCATTTGGTCAAAAAATGTTTGGTAGAGAAATGGCTATATTTAAAGAAGGTACATGGAAAGATGGTAAAAAATTTGCAGCATTAGCAGGTATGGCACAATTAGTTGGTGGATCAATTTTATTTGGATACATGGCTATGACAGCAAAAGATATACTTAAAGGTAAAAAACCTAAAGATCCTTTAAATACAAAAACATTTTTTTCTGCTATGTTACAAGGTGGTGGTTTAGGTATTTATACTGATTTTTTATTTGGAAATGTTCAAAATTCCACAAGTGCTTTAGCAACTATTTCTGGACCATTTCTAACTGAAGCTACTAAGGTTATTGCTGCAATCAACTATGCTATTAAAGGAGAAGGTGGAAAAGCAGGAAAACAAGCGTATTTATCTATAAAAGATAATATTCCATTTTTAAATTTATTCTATATAAAGACAGCATTTGATTATTTAATTGGTTATCAAATGATGGAAACTTTATCTCCAGGTTCTCTAAAAAGAATGGAGAAAAGAATGAAGGATTCTGGTCAAGAATTTTTGTTTACAAAGCCATCAACATTGTTTAAAGGTTTTAATTAGTTATGACAATTTCTAGCACTACAGTAAAAAATTCCTACTCTGGTAATGGTACACTAGATACTTTTAATTATACTTTTAAAGTATTTGCTGCTGCTGATCTTCAAGTTATTATTAGAGATGCGTCAGCAACTGAAACTGTAAAAACTTTAACTACACATTATACTGTAACTGGTGCAGGTTCTGCTTCTGGTGGAACTATTGTATTCACAACAGGTAACATTCCAACTGCTACAGAGACAGTTGTAATAAGAAGAGCATCACCACAAACACAAGCAATCGATTATATTGCAAACGATCCTTTCCCTGCTGAATCTCACGAAGAAGGATTAGATAGATCTATGATGGCAATTCAACAATTGCAAGAAGAAGTAGATAGATCAATTAAATTATCAAGAACAAACACAATGAACAATACAGAGTTTGCTGTAGGTTCAACTGCTAGAGCAGGTAAAATTTTTGGGTTTGATGACAATGGTGAATTAGTTGTATCGCAAGAGCTAGGAACTTTTAAAGGTAACTGGTCAGCGTCAACAACTTTTTCTGCTAGAGATATTGTAAAAGATACTTCAAACAATAATATTTATTTATGTAATACTGGTCATACATCATCTGGTAGTCAACCTATCTCAACTAATGCAGATGTAGCTAAATGGGATTTATTAGTAGACGCAGCTAGTGCTACAACAAGTGCTACTAATGCTGCAACGAGTGCAACTAACGCATCCACATCAGAAACAAATGCTGCAACCTCTGCCACAACTGCAACTACAAAAGCTAGTGAAGCATCGACTTCAGCAACTAATGCAGCAACGTCTGCAACAAGTGCAGAAACTGCAAAGACAGCAGCAGAAACTGCTCAAGCAGCAGCAGAAGCTGCGTTAGATAATTTTGATGACAGATTTTTAGGTGCTAAAGCTAGTGATCCAACTTTAGATAATGATGGAGACGCATTAACAGACGGAGCATTATATTTTAATACTACGGATGATGTTATGAAAGTCTACGATTTGACTAACACTACATGGAGACAAATTCAATTAACAACTTCAGATCAAGCAAATGTAAATACTGTTGCTGCAGATTTATCTGGTTCTAACACAATAGGAACTGTTGCAACTAATATTGCGAATGTCAACACAACTGCAACTAACATTGCGAACATAAACACAACTGCTGGAATATCTAGCGATGTGACGAGTGTAGCTGGAATAAGTTCTGCAATATCTGCAGTTAATTCAAATTCTGCAAATATAAATGCAGTTAATGCAAATAGTGCAAATATAAATTTAGTAGCAGCTAACGATACTAATGTTACGAATGTTGGAACTAACATAACTTCAATTAATACTGCTGCAACAAACCTTGCAGACATAAACGCTTTCGCAAATATCTATCTTGGACCAAGTGCTTCAGCTCCTACTTTAGATCCAGATGGTTCAGCATTAGATGTTGGAGATTTATATTTCGATACAGTTTCACAAACTATGAAAGTTTACTCATCAAGTGGGTGGATTCCTGCAGGTTCAAGTGTTAATGGAACTTCAGCAAGATTTACTTATACTATATCTGGTACACCAACAACAGTATCTGGTGTTGATGATTTAGGAAATACACTTGCATACGATGCTGGATTTGCAGATGTTTATGTAAATGGTGTTCGTATGTCTGCTTCAGATATTACAATTACTTCTGGTACTTCAGTTGTATTTGCTACAGCTTTAACAAATGGAGATGTTGTAGATATAGTTGCTTATGGTACTTTCAATGTAGCATCAATCGATGGTTCTAATATTACTTCTGGTACAATAGCTAATGCTAGACTAACAGGAAGTGGTGCAATCACAATCAATGGTTCAGCTGTTGCGTTAGGTGGTTCAGTTACTATTGGTGAAACAAAACCTACAATTAGTTCTATAACTCCAGACACAATTACTAATGCACAAACTTCAATTACAATTACTGGTTCAAACTTTGTATCAGTACCTCAAGTAGAATTTTTAAATCCTTCAACTGGTATCTGGTATGTTGCAGACACAGTTACATTTAACAACTCAACATCATTAACAGTACAAGCAACATTAACAGTTGATGCACAGTACAAAATAAGAATTGAAAATCCAGATGGTAATGCTGTAATATCATCTACAAATATTTTAACAGTTTCAGATGCTCCTACCTGGACAACTGCTGCAGGTGATCTTGGAACTTTTGCAGGAAATTTTTCTGGAACTCTTGCGACAGTAGCTGCTACTTCAGATAGTGCAGTAACTTTTTCAGAAGTAGGAAGTAATCTTGCAGGTGCTAATGTTACATTAAATACTTCAACAGGTGCTTTGACTACAACTGATTTTGGTGGTAGTAGTACGACAGCAACAACTTATAACTTTACATTAAGAGCAACAGATGCAGAAAGTCAAACAGCAGATAGAAGTTTTAGTTTTACATCTAGCTTCGGTGCAACAGGAGGAGCAACTTTTAACTAATGGCTAGTACATATTTAACAAGAACACAGACAGCAGGTAATAGAAGAAAAGGTACTTTTTCTGCTTGGTTTAAAAGAGCTAATTTAGGTTATCAATATTTAATGTCTTGGAATAGTACAACTTCAGGAACATCACTAGGAGATTGGATTAGATTTAATGGTGAAGCATTAGATATACTTAAATATACTGGTTCGCTTCCTTATAGAGTACAAACAAATAGATTGTTTAGAGATACTAATGCTTGGTATCATTTAGTTGTTGCTTACGATAGTGAACAAGCAACAGCATCAAATAGAATTAAAATTTATGTAAATGGTGTTCAAGAAACTTCATTTGGCACATCTTCTTATCCATCACAAAATTATGATTTTGAATTTAATAACAACAGTATTGTTGCTTGTATAGGTAGAAATTATGATACTGAAGCTAATTTTGATGGCTCAATGTCTCATGTTCATTGGTGCGATGGTTATGCTTATTCTGCTTCAGATTTTGGTTCAACAGATGCAACAACTGGAGAATGGAAAATCAATACTTCTCCAAGTGTAACTTATGGAACTAATGGTTTCTTTATTTTAAAAGATGGTAATTCAGTCACAGACCAATCTGGTCAAAGTAATAACTTTACTGCTAATGGTACACTTACAAAAACAGAAGATTCTCCAAGCAATGTTTTTGCTACATTTAATCCTTTATTTCAATCATTACCTACTGGTGGATTATCAAATGGAAATAATACAGCTAAAACAAATGGTGCAGACAGCACTTGGAGAAGTGCTTTTGGAAATTTAGGTGCAACTTCAGGTAAATATTATATGGAAGTAAAATGGGTTAGTGGTTCACATTTTGTATCAGGTTTTGCTAGTCAAAGAACTTTATCAACACACAATTTTAAAGATTTAACTGACACTTATAGTGGTGGTCAATATTTTGGTATTTATGGTACATCATTATACACAAATGGTTCATCATCAGGTTCTTATACAGCACAAGCTAGTGGTAATATTATTCAATTAGCATTAGATATGGATAATAAAAAAATCTATCAAGGTATAAATGGAACTTGGAATGTTGGTGGCAATCCATCATCAGGAAATGGTATTTCTATAACAGGAGATACAGATGAATTTTGGACTTTTGGTATATCTGCTTATAGTAACTCAGGAACAGGAGAGTATCAAGCAAACTTCGGCAATGGCTACTTTGGTTCTACTCAAATTAGTAGTGCAGGAACTAACGCAAGTGGAAATGGAATATTTGAATATGATGTACCAACAGGCTATACTGCTTTATCAACAAAAGGATTAAATTTATAATGGCATATACTACAATTAATAAACCTTCTGATTATTTTAATACTAAACTTTATACTGGTACAGGAAGTTCTAATTCTGTAACTGGAGTTGGTTTTCAACCAGATATGACATGGTTTAAACATAGAAATGGAACAAGTGAACATAATATATATGATGCTGTAAGAGGTGCTACTAAAAGAATTATACCTAATGATAATTCAGCAGAAGGAACTCAATCAAATGGTTTGTCAGCTTTTGGAAGTGATGGCTTTACAGTTGTAGATTCCAATGCAACAAACCTTAATAATGGAACATACGCATCATGGAACTGGAAAGCAAATGGTGCAGGTTCAGCTAATACAGATGGTTCTATAAACTCAACTGTTTCAGTAAATCAAACAGCAGGTTTTTCAATAGTGAAGTGGACAGGTACACAAAGTTTAGGAACTGTAGGTCATGGATTAAATTCTGTTCCTAAAATGATTATTATTAAAAATACATCAGCTTTAGAAAACTGGATTGTTTATCATAACTCTTTAGGCAATACAAAAAACTTATATCTTGATGCAACTAACACAGAACATACTAGGTCAGATACATTTAATAATACTTCTCCAACATCTTCTGTTTTTACAGTTAATACAGCAACAGGTGTTAATAAAACTGGTAGCACTATGATTGCTTACTGCTTCGCAGAGAAAACTGGTTATAGCCGTTTTTCAAAATATCAAGGTACTTCATCAACAGATGGTGCATTTATTTACACTGGCTTCAAACCCACATTTTTCATGGCGAAATGTATAGATAATGCTGAAAGTTGGTACATATTTGATAATAAAAGAGAAGGATATAATGTAGAGAACAGAGATTTATATGCTGACAATACTGGTACAGAAGGTTCAGCAGATTGGTTAGACATTTTATCTAATGGGATAAAATTTCGTTATAATTCTATAGGTCTAAATGGCAGTTCAAATAACTATATCTTCATGGCATTTGGTCAAAGTTTAGTAGGTTCAAACAACGTACCATGTACAGCAAGATAGGAAATAAAATATGACAAAAACAAGAAATTTATCAGACTTACTAGATGCTAATGGTGATGTTAAATTAGGTAATTTAGATAACGTACCAGCTAGTAATGATGCTAGTGCATTAACTACAGGTACACTACCTATAGCTAGAATAGCTGATGGAGATATTACTACTGCTAAACTTTCAGACAGTTCAGTTTCACTTGCTAAACTAACAGCAACAGGAACTAAAGATGCTACAACCTTTTTAAGAGGAGATAATACTTTTGCAGTAGTTTCATCTGATTTTGTAAAATTAGCTTCTGGTTCTTTTAGTTCAAACAGTTTGTCTTTTGATGGTTATTTTACTTCAGCTTATTCTCATTATAAAATAATTATAACTGACGCAATTCCATCAGGTAATAATAATGGTATTGAAATGAGATATAGAATATCAGATTCAGATGTAACAACTTCCGATTATAATAATGTTGGACAACATGGTGCTATTAATCTTGGAACAGGAGCAAGTGACGGAACTTCTCATGCTGAAGGTGATAGTAAATTTATATTACAGCAAGGTTATGCTGTATCAAATGCAAGTGGTTTGTGTTTGAATGCAGAATTAACAATTTTTAATCCATTAAGCACATCTTTATATAAACATTATCATTATAAAAGTTCTTGTCATTATAGTTCAGCAACTGGATATTGGGTAACCTCAACTGGTGGTGGTTATTATGACGCTAACACAACTGCTTTAAGTGGATTTACAATTTTAAATTCAGCAGGAAATATTACATCAGGCAACGTCTATTTATATGGGATAAAAGCATAATGAAAAAAGTAATTATAAGACCAACTGGTATAGAAGAATTAGATTTAACTGCTGAAGAAATTGCACAAAAAGAAACAGATGAAGCAAATGCTTTAGTTCAAAAACAAGAACTAGAACAAGCACAAACAAACGAAGCTAATAAAAAAGCATCAGGCAAACAAAAGTTACTAGACTTAGGATTATCCGAAGAAGAAGTTAAAGCACTAATAGGAGTATAGCTATGAAATTTGTATTAGCTTACACTATCTGTTCGGCTATAACAGGCTTATGTAATAATACAGCAGTATCAAAAGTAGAATTTAATTCCTGGAGTGATTGCGTTAAAGCAGGTGCAATAGCAACTATTCAAACTACCAATCAACAGGAAAAAAAATTTAACGAAAAAAAATTATATGTAAGTTATTTTTGTAATGAAATAAAGAGAGATGATGCTTAAAAAAAAATCATCACATAAATCTAACTTAGAAGATCACAATGGTATCAGAATATCATACCATGAAAAAGTTTGTGCAGAAAGAATGAAAACTTTATTTAATAGAATTGATGAAATGAAAAAAGATATGAAAGAATTAAAACAAGATATATCTGAAGTAAAAGCAAATATAAATAAAAGTAAGGGTGGTTTGAAAGTTTTATTAGCTGTTGGTAGTATTGTTGCTGGAGCTATAGGATTTTTTAAATACAATGGCTAATAGAAGAAAAACTGCAGTAGTAGGATTAACATCTGAACTTAAAGCTCAAGCTCGTCTTGCTGAAGATCCTAATATAATAGTGTTCACTCCTGTGGGTGGTCTTGGTCCAGTAGATATTGTTACTTTAAATATGATAACAGGTAAGTATACTGCTTACGATGTTAAATCTAAAAATTATAGAAAAAATAATTCAAAAAATATTCCTGCTGATGGATATAAAAGAAATATTAAAGGAACATTTATATCTAGAGGAGCAACTAAAGAACAAAAGAAACTTAACGTAAGGATTATATACGAATGAAATTATCAAAAAATTTTACACTACAAGAACTAACTAAATCAGATACAGCTATTAGATTAGGTATAGCTAATGAGCCTAACTCAGATCAGATTGAAAAATTACAAAACCTTTGCGAGACTTTACTTCAACCTGTTAGAGATAAATTTGGTCCAGTAATTATAACGTCTGGATTTCGTAGTGAACAGCTATGTGTTAAGATAGGCAGCTCAATCAATAGCCAACATAGCAAAGCTGAAGCTGTAGATTTTGAAGTACCTGGAACTGATAATGCCGATCTTGCTTATTGGATAAAAGATAATATAGAAGGGTGGGATCAAATGATCCTTGAATTTTATACGATTGGTGAACCTTCAAGTGGATGGGTTCATTGTAGTGTTGCAGATAAACCTAGAAAACAATTCTTGAGAGCTTTTAAAGAAAATGGTAAGACAAAATATAAACCAATACTAGGAGACATAAGATGTGGTTAGGTGCAATTAAATTAGCTGTTCAAGCAGGTAGTCATATATATAAAAATAAACAAAAAACCAAAATGCTTATGGCAGACGCACAAATGAATCATGCTCAAAAAATGGCTAGTGGTGAAGCAGAGTATCAAGGTAAATTATTAGAAAGTAGAAACTCAGATTGGAAGGATGAATTTATTTTAATTTTACTAAGCGTGCCAATCGTAATGTTGGGATTTGCTGTATGGTCAGACAATCCAGAACACATGGAAAAAATGCAGCTCTTCTTTGAATATTTTTCTAACCTACCATTTTGGTATCAATCAATTTTTGTGGGTGTCATAGCTAGTGTTTATGGTCTTAAAGCAACAGATTTAATTAAGAGGAAGTAATGAGTAATCAAGCACCAACAATGTTCGTATCACAATATAGTAAAAAGAAACCTACACTTCTTGCACAGCAAACAGGTAAAAAGAAAAAGAAAAAAAAATATAAAAAGAAAAAGTAATGGCTAAACAAAAATTTACACACTTTGTACCTAGAGATAAACCTAAAAAAAGACCAGGAGTACATAAGAAAAATCAAAATAAAAATGAGAAGAGACAAAAAAAACAAACTAGATACAAGGGTCAAGGAAGATGATTGATAAATTTTTTTATAATTTTTTTAGTGCAGTAGATAATATGTTTTCATGGTTAGAAACTTATTCTGTTAAATTTACTTCATGGTTATGGCAATCAAGAGTTAAACTATTAAGAAAAAAAAGAAAAAGAAAATGAGAGATCACAAAGTATTAGAAAGTTTTATAAAGCATACTGAAAAGAAATTAAAAGAAATGAATTTATTTAAGTTTCTTAAAAAGGAAGTAAATCATGGTGCTAATGGTACTAAAGATTATGTAATTAAAAAAGGTATTAACAAAGGTAAGGTTGCTAAATGAAAATATCAGAGAACACATCAGTTAGTATGCCTGTAAAAAATATGGTTGCTATTGTTATTGGTGTGGCTATGGGTGTGTTTGCTTATACAGAAGTTACTGCTAGACTTACTTCACTTGAAACTTCAAGAGAATTATTTCAAGCTGATCTACTTAAAAAGTCTGAACAAAAACCTACTGACCAAGAACAATTTATGCTTTTAGAATCTGTGTTTGCAGATGTTGAAAAATTACAAATAACACAAGAACAAAATATGACGAATAAAGTTAATATACAATTTTTAAAAGATCAATTAGAAAAAGCATTAAAAGATATTGAAGAACTAAAAGATAAGGTAAGAGCCAATGGAACAAGTCATCAGTAGTGTTGTTGCTTTATGTATGTTTGTAGCAGGTGAATTAACTGAACATCGTATTCAACCAGCTATGTCAGATTGTCTAAAAGGTAAACGTGTTGCTGAACGTACAGCTAACGATAATGTAGAATACAAATGTGATAAGGTAAAAGCAGAGTTAGAAAATAATCTTGATGGTAGCAAAGCAATTAAAAAAATAGTAAAAGAATAATTATGGCTATTAGAAAAACTACTAAAGGTAAAAACGCAAACTACAGACCAACAAAATCTGGAGCTGGTATGACAGCTAAAGGTGTAAAAGCATATAGAAGAGCCAATCCAGGAAGTAAATTAAAGACAGCAGTAACAGGTAAAGTTAAAGCAGGATCTAAAGCAGCTAAAAGAAGAAAATCTTATTGTGCAAGATCTCTTGGTCAACTTAAAAGATCATCAGCTAAAACAAGAAACGATCCTAACTCAAGAATAAGACAAGCAAGAAGAAGATGGAAGTGTTAATATGAAAAAAAAAGGTTGGAAAAAACCAAAGGTTCAAACATTAATCTGTGGTTACTGCAAAGAATGTAACAAAGAATTAATGAGTGATAATGGTGGTTGGATAGTAACTGCAAAGAAACAATATTTTTGCCATGATGGTAAAGAAGGTTCTTGCTTTGACAACTACTGTGAGTTAAAAGTTAAACAACATAAGGAGCAAAATGAAAAAAGGTTATCACAAAACAGCTACTGGTAAGATCGCAAAGAAGGGTCTTTACTATAATATAAATAAGAAAAAAAAATCTGGTACTTCAAAAAGTAAAGCTAAAAGCACAATCTCTGCGAAGGCTTACAAAAATATGAAGTCTGGATTTAAAAAGTAATTTTTCTTAACTCTTCAAACTCATCCCAAATAGTATTGCCAGGATTCCAATATCGTTTCTTCTCTATTTTATTTTTTAGAGAATGTAATACAGTTGTGTGATCCTGGTTAAACACTCTACTCATTGAAGATATGCTTACATTATATTCTTCATGTAAAAGATTATAGACAATACTTCTTGCTCTAACTACATCTGAAGTTCTACCTTTGCTAAACACATCATGTTTGCTAACAGTATATCTTTCACACACTTTATCTACAAGTTTAGAAACAACTTCTATGTTTGCATTCTTATATTTGATACCAACTTTATGTTTAACATTGCTATCTATTATTGGTTTCTTTTGTAGCATTTCTGCTGCATATAAAAACCCCTCTGAAAACCCTACCTCATATAATCTTTCTTCTTGGTTTGTTAGAAGGTAGAATGCTTTCTTTACTTTATAGATAAAGTGATTCTGGTTTAAATTTTTAATATGTTTATTGTAATGTTGATTTATATTTATGGTCATAGATCCCCTACGTTTTCCTTTCTTTTTTTTCAACTCTTAGTTATTATCTATTTAAATGATAACAACTGCTCTTGCGTCTTTTCTATTTTCCAAAACAATCTATAAGAATCTTTTTGATACTTATTTGCTTTTTGTTTTGCTTCCAGATACTTCTCGTGTTTCTTCGCTTGAAGATCCTTCAACTTTTGTAGACGCACTTTGATGTTTTCCATCATGCTCCTTTTTCACTTTTGTAGAATCGAATCTTAAATTATCGATTTTACATTCTACTAACTCACCTCTATTTTGAGTGTTAGTAGCCTTTTGTATATCATCAAAAAATTCAGTCATTTCAAAATGACATTCTCCATTGATAATTCTTTTAAATTTTGTCATATTTATTTGTTTTTTTCAACTTCTTTTTTAATCAAAAAATCTATATACTGTTTGGCTTTTTTAAGATCTTCAATACCATTTTTTCTTTTATATCTAGAAATGTATTTAATTACATTGCCTTCACAAAAATCAAATTCATTTTGAATTATAAAGTCAATAGGTTCAATCTTATTTGCTACGTAATGTTTGGGTTCTTTTATATTATCTGTCATATTAAATCCTTTTTTAAGCAAGGTGGGGAAAACGGAAAGGGAAAAAAACCCCACCCTGCTTGATACATTCTAATTAATTAGAAAGTATATTCGTTATTAGCACCATCATTTGCTTTTGCAAAGCTATTATTAGTAGCTTTTCCTGCTCCACTTGGCGTTAAAATTATTGTCAACTCACCTTCTTTAACATTGCCATCTTGATCTTTAGATGGAAACGCAGCTTGGTTGTACCATTGACCATTAACATTTACTCCAACTGTCCAGTTTTTGTCTGGATGTTTCATGTTTTTTGGACCAATATAAACTGGAACTTTATCTGCTGGAGATTTCCAATCTGGGTTTTTTACTAGGTTAATGTATATTTTATCCATGTTCTTTACTCCTTAGTTATATCAATCTTTATGATTGATTATTTTTTAGTTGAATCTCACGAACACCAGCAGCGTCTGCTACTTGTTTATATGCTCGTAAGTTATTTTTAATTAGATATTGGACTTGCTCTCTATACTTAGATTTAACAGAATTAAACTCTGTTAAACTTTTAGCATTTTTAAGTTCATCTTTTATCTCTTCCACATTTATACTATCATCAGTATATTGTGGTTCTGCTTCTACAGATGGCTCTGAAGAATTTTGTTTAAATGGTTTTGCATTATAACCATCTTCTAAATCCATTCCTGTCTTTAGATTTAATGCGTTTAAGAAAGCATACTTTTTACTGTATGACATAGCTTGACCAGTTCCATATTTATCTAAACCACCCATTGCAGTACAACCATCAATTATAATAAAATTACTTGGTTCATCAACGTCAGTTATTTTCATAGTGCAAGTTACGATTACAAACTTATCTGTTATATCTGTAATGTAATTACAAGTTGGATATAAACCATTTTCTAATAGAGCTGCCATTGCAACTCTTTGAACGTCATCGTGCAATAAAGGATTAAAAGGCATACCTTTAACTTTACTTGCTTTCTTTACACCACTTGCATGATTACAAGCATTGTATAATTTCTTATGTATGTTTCCCATGTTTTTATTCTCCATTTTATATATGTTATTTGTTTCTCTACTCATATTTTACTCCCCATAGTTTAGTTATTAATTGTTTTTGTTCATCTGCTAAATCTTTGTAATAAAAAAAGTGATTAAGATCTGGTGGTTCAATCATCATTGCTAATGTTTCCAACTTACCTTCGGCAAACATAATCATTCTTTCCCAAAGTAAGATCTTCTCAACCATTTTAAAATAAAGATATTCCAAATGATCTGCCTTCATTAACTCATGGCTTTGGTCAAAGATAATATAATCTTTGTCATTAACATATACCAAGTAAGGTATTTTTTTTGTTGCCATGTAGTAGAATGAAGTTTGTGTTAAGTTTTCAATTGTAGGTTCAGTAGGTAGATCTTGAGTTATCATGTTCCACTCTTCTTTACCTTTTACTTTTCTTAAATTAGGTGGCTTCGTTTTAAGTTCTATAAATTTTGTTTTACTTTCATAATCTATACGACCAATGACAGGTTTAATCATAGTCATTTCTTTTAATTCAACATACCTTTCACAAACTAATTTTTCTTTACCAATAATATCCTGGACAACTTTCTTTGTAATTGGAATACAATCTTCGGCAAACTTCAACATTGATTTTCTGCCAAACTTATCTTTAGCATCTACTGGTTCTTTTTCATTTATAATTTCTAATTCTTTTTTAAAACAATTTTGGTAGCTTCTATCTTCTTCTGTAAACTCATCTTGTTTAATTGTTTTTGATTTATAGATTACATCTGCAATCATTCTCTGAACCACATTATTAACTAGGTTACCAAAGTTTGCTTTGTATCTAAATGCAAATGTTCTTCTAATTTCTTGAGGGAAAGTATAACCAATTAGATTTTTTGCAAAGGGTGTTGATGTTGATGAATAAGACCAATGATCTAAACCTTCACCACCATTAAATATTGAAAATGCTTTTTTTATTTTATTTTTTTCCATTTTTTCCAATCTGTTTTTTTACACTAATTATAATGATTTTTTAATGTTGTCAACGGATAATTTTAATTGTATAACGGAAAGAAAATGAATAAAAAAAAACTACCATATAAAAAGGTGCGTATTATTTGGCAAGATATTTGCTCATCTTCCCAATGGTATGATGATCTTACTGATGTTGATAAGTTTAGTTATTCTTGGTGTGAAGATGTTGGTTATTTATATTATAAAGATTCTAAAATAGTAAAAATCTTTACATCTTTTTCTTATGATGATGACAAACTATCTATTGGAAACATAACTGCTTATCCTAGATCTGTGGTTAAAAAAATATTGTACGAAAAATGACATACTCTGGAATCTTTGATGAAATAGATTTAAAAGAAGTTAAGAAGTTAAAAAATGAAATTAAAAAACTAAAAAAAATAATTGATGATCTTGAAACGCATATGAATTTAAAAGATTTTGAGATACAAAATTTAAAAGAAAGATTAAAAAATGGATAACACTTACAATAGGATTGCTCGTGGCTAGAGATGTTTACGCTTTTAGTAATGGAAAATATTCTGATTGGCACAGAAAATATGACGGAATTGCTTACATCGATGTAGATTCTGTTGAATGCTGTATGTATTGTTACGAACCTTTAGCTATTATTGAGACTTGTTATGACAAAGGTCAGAAATTTAAGGCTACAACCCTCTCAAAGATCATCGCTAGTCGCTTAAATATACCCTGTTTTTTAGTATTCTATAAGGAACTGGACAACACAAGCCTAACCTTTAGGATCAAGCGTATACGCAGCTCTCAGACCGAATTTCAGCTTATGAATGAGAATGAATGGGTAGAAATATTAAGAACTTTGCACGACCACCACAAAACACTATGTAAATCAACCAAACGAAAGGAAAAATAATGAACACATCAAGAGGATTCTTACACATTACCTATAAGGTATATCACCACTTAGATCTGGTGGATGGAGAAAAAAAATCTCATTGTCTCAATGTTTTATTATCTGTAATGAAATATGCCTGGAAGAAAAATGGATATAGAGCAGATTTAAGGCATGAAACAATTCATAAAGATACTGGTCTTTGCCGAACCACTATTAAGTCATGCTTAGAAACTCTTAATAAATTAAATATTGTTAAATCTATTAGAGGTAGATCTGGTAAAACTTATATTGTTAATGAGATATTTTTAAAGGTTGAGAAAACTTATGAGAATTTTGAAAAACCTCAGATAGCCGTTAAACCTACACAAGATAGCCGTTTTACGGCTACATTAGAAGAAGAATTAAGTATTAATAATATAGGTAAAATAGTTAAGAGATTAGCAGGGGATAAGGAGAAGATAATAAACGAATTATCAACCCTACCTATTGAAGAACTAAAAACAGATAAATCTAACCCATATTATTGTAAACTTGCTATTGAGAAAAAAGAAGATTCTGGAAAATCATATGTATCTTCAGATAAAATTTTATCTGCATTGTCCAATTTAAAAAACCAAAGAAAAAAAGCTAACCCCTTTTACAAAGCTAAAGTTGAATACAATAAAAGAAACAATCTAAACTGGAAAGGAGAAC